ATGGACACCAGGACAGATCCGATTGATCCGCTTGTGAACTGACTCTGTTCCCAATGAAAGAGCAGTGCGCAGCAGGCTGCCAGATGGTTGGACGCCATTTCATGGTTGATGGCAAGCACATCGGATACAGAGCGCTTTGCGTGGCGATCCATCCGATCAAACGCATCAGGGTCGATCCCTGTCACCACAACGGTTGCGAATGCGCAGTCTGAATCGATGCAGGCGCGAAGGCGATTTTGCCCATTCCGCAAGTGCCAATTCCAATCGAAGATGATAGCTTCTCCGGTGAGTGCCCATTTCTTAGCTTTCATGTCACGTGCATAGGATTCGATGGATCGTTTTTTGGCGGGCCGGTTTCCGATGTTGGCTTCCAATGCCACCGCCGCAAATTCAGGCGTGACCATGACGGTGGAGAACTCGGGATGCGCAGGCCCCGCGTATTTGTTCTTCGGGTGCATCAGCCATTGTTCGATCTGGTTAAACATTTTTTGGTTTCCTTTCGGACGTTCGCAGCGCTTTCAGGACTTCATCCAAGCGGTCGTCTGGCTCGGCTCCGCGCAGCATGCGTTCGACAAGAACCTGGACCGATTCTCCACGGGACGCTGCTCGAACCCGCAAGAGTTTGTGTAAATCGTCTGGAATCTTTAGGCTCTTCATAACAAGAATAGTAGCATAGCGGTAAAGTTTCGTAAAGGAAATAACACATTGTTTCCTGATTTCAACGGATGGTTAGCAACGACCTGGGGATTTGGCGATGAGGGCTGCCTTATCGCCTTCTCCGGGGCCAGCAATATCGTGGTCGGGACCAATCCACCGTACTGCGTCGGGGACTTCGTCAGCTTCTATCCAAAGTTCGCCGGCGGCGCCAAACCGAATCCGCTTCCAGGCGCTGTGCTCACGATGGGCAGCGCAGTGGTCGCGGTGACGACGGCGGGGCTGTCGGCGGGGCAGGTGCTCTGGGGGCCGGGCGTCCCTTCGAGTGCCACTGTCCTATCGGTGGATTCGGATTCGCAGCTCACCATGTCGGCCGCGGCGACGGTGTCGGGGACGGTGACCATTACCGCGCTCGACATCTCGCAGTTCATTGTCCCTGTGCCGGTTTTGAATGCGTATATCGTTTTAGCTAGCGCATCTCTTTTTCAGGCACGCTGGTGCGAGATGTGGCAGGTTGCGATGGGCTTGTACGTGGCCCACTACGCCACTTTATGGCTGCGATCCGACGGGGACATTTACAACACGCCGGGCCAAGCGGCGCACGCCGGGCTCGCCAGAGGCATTCTCATCTCAGCATCGGCTGGGCCTGCCAGCAAGAGCATTCAGCCAGTCACGGGGCAGGAAGAGTGGGGATCGTTTACGCAGACATCTTATGGCAACGATTTTGTACAATTAGCGAGGTCTGCGGGCGCAGGAATGTGCCTCCTGTGGTAGGACAAACGCCACATGTCCGTAACAGTCACGAAGTCAGGTCCTGGTCTTGCCGATCTCAAGAAGGCGCTAGAGCGGATCAGAAACAGCGATGTGCTCGTGGGGATTCCTGCGTCGAAAGCATCACGCAGGGGTAAGGGCCAAACCATAAATAACGCCGAGGCTATGTTTTTGTTTTCAAAAGGTTCGACTCTGCGTAACCAGCCTCCCCGTCCGTGGATCGAACCTGCGATAGAGAAGAGCAAGCAGACCATCACGCCGCATCTGGAAGCCGCCGCGCGCGCGGTGCTTGAGCAAGATCCAACGAGGGCCGAACGTGAATTGAAGTTGGCCGGGGTTGTGGCGTCCAACGCCGCGAAGAGATATCCGACTGAAGCGAACGGATGGGTGCCGAATGCGCCATCCACGATTCGCCAGAAGGGTTCTGCTCGGCCCGGCATATCGACCGGGCAGCTCCGGCGCGCGATCACGAGTGTGGTGCGCGAGAACGGCAAGGAAACCGATGCCACTTGACCTCTCAGATGTCGCCCTCGATTCCGACCTCGGAGAATCCGTCGGCAACGATAACGCTGGACTCGCAATTTTGAGGACCACCGGAGCATTCGGTGCTGGCGGGTGGATCGCGAATGCCACACAGACCATTCCCGCCTTCGGCACACTGACGATTGCTGGCGACAAAGCGTTGCGGCAATTTCCTGCGGGTGATCGGGTAGAAGGGTCGATCCTGTTTGTGACGACGCAACCGATCCACGTGACCAGCGAAACAGCGGGCGCGATATCGGACAAGATCCTGTGGCATGGGACGCTGTATCGCGTTCAGGCGGTGGGACCGTGGTCCGACAATGGCTTCTATGCGGCGCTGCTCGTCAGAATGCAAGGAAGTTAGGCTCAAGCAATGCCATTTCCAGACGGCACGTCCCTGGTGAGCTCTTCGCGTTCGCCCGATCAAATACAGCAGGCATTTCAGCACTTGATTGCGGAGATCCTGGGATACGCGCCGGACACCGATCCGGCCACTGCCTATTACTTCGTGCGCGTCGGGTGGCAGCAAGAGGGGCAACCGGCGTGGAAGATCACCGAGGACGTGTGTACCATCCACGTCACGCTTCAGGACGACCCTTACGCCAGAGTACGGGACAACGGCTACGAGATGACCGGGAGTCCGGCGGACGTGCTCACGAACGTTTCCGGGTCCACTCAGATCTGGAAAGTGGCGCTGTTGATTGTTGGCCCGAACTGCGCGAATAACGCCAGACTGATCCTGACGGCGCTAGCAGAGTTCGATTGGGCTGCTGAGGAACTGTCCGCGCAGAACCTCTACCCCGTCGTTGGGCCGCCGCGGCCGATATACAGCAAGGAGAATTTCCAAGGCCAGTGGTGGCCGCGCGCGGACGTTGAGTTTCTTTGCAACGAGGCGGTCACCGATACGCTGGCGCCGCTGGTCCCGGCGGAGAGCGTGGATGTGACACTGTACACCGACATCGGTGTGGAAGACGAGGTCCAAATCGGGCCGTGCTAAACGAAAAAGGAGTTTGAATAATCATGGGAACTGCTTTCGTTGTTCCAAATCCCCTTCCGCTGGATCTGATACTTCCCGTCACCGTAGTCATCGAACCGACGGCAAGCGCTCCAGCGTTCAACCAGGCTCTCATCGTCGGCCCGAGCGCGGTGATTCCGTCAGTGGGAGCCAACTCCAGGACGCGGCTTTACGAGTCGCTGATCGACATGTTGGCCGGCGGGTTCACCACGTCGATGCCGGAATACAAGGCCGCCGGGCTGTACTTTGGCGCTGGCGCAACATACCTCTGGGCCGGCCGCCAGGATCTGACGGCAATCGCCGCGGTAGCCATAGGGACCGGCTCTCCGGTCAATTACGTGGCTGGCGACATCGTGACCGTCACACAGGGCGGCGCACAGGCCGGCCAGGTGCTGATCGTGACCGTGAATGGCGGTGGGACGCCGACGGCAGTTTCCATCATCCCTGGCTCGCAGGGGACTGGCTACAGCGTTGCGAATAACCTGCCAACCACCGGCGGAAGCGGGACCGGCGGCTTGACCATCAACATCACCGCCATCGGAGAAACACCGCTCCAGGCCGTCACCGCCTGCCGGGCCAATCCGCAGTGGTACGCCTGCCACTTCGCAGGGACGGCAGCAGACAGCGATCAGATGGCAATCGCCAGCTACATCGAGTCAGTCAAGCCCAAGTCGCGGTACTTCGCCACGACCACCGGATTCACTGGCGACGTTGGATCTCCGATGATCAGCTTGGCCGCCGCGATGCAGGTTGCTGCGTTCACTCGGACGTTCCTGGCATACTCGACCACGCAGTCCGGCGCCTATCCTTCGAACATCTACGCCGCCGCCTATGCGATGGGGCAGATGATGGCGCTGAATACGGGCTTGCCGGGTTCGTACTTCAACCTGATGTACAAGAACGTGGCCGCTCCGGGCGGAGGCGTCACGCCAGCCGGGGTCGCGCCGGAGCCGCTCTCACTCACGCAGGTTGCGGCATACTGCGGGCTGCCGGATCGTTCGGCCGTCGGGCTCAACCTCAACTGCGTGCTCCAGTGGCAGAACGGGGGCATCTGGTGGAACTACGGCGTGTCCCCATCGGGCATGTTCGTGGACATCCTCCTATTTCTCGACATGCTGGCCGCCGCCATCCAGCAGAACGGCCTGTCGTTGCTCCAATCGCTCCCGTCCGTGCCCATCAACGATGCTGGCTGCACGCAGATGCAGAACGTCGTGTCGCAGGCGTGTCAGGCCTCGCAAAACATCGGATTCATCGATACGTCGGGAACGTGGGCAGGCCCGCAGTTAGGTGCTCCACCAAAGACAATTGCATCTGGATCGCCGCTTCCGAAGGGCTACTGGGTGTACCAGCAGCCTGTTTCCACGTGGCCGAAGGCACAGCGCGCAAACCGCGTGATGCCGCCGATCACAGTGGCGTTGATCTTGGCGCAGGCCGGTCAATCGCTGGCCGTCACCGTCTTCGTTCAGCAGTAAAGGAGATCACATGTTTCCAACTCTCGGAATGCTTAAACAACTCCCGACTTACAGCGGCAAGGCGGTGAACTTCACATTTACGCATCCACTGATGCCTGTCCCTATCGTGGCCGCAGGTGTCGCCGCTCGTGGCGTGCGCTCCTACAGCGTGCGTATGGCCGTTGAACATGCGCGCATGGAAGCTGGCATCGACGGTGCTATCGCTCCATCGCTCATTCCTGGAGAACAGGGGGAGTTTGAAATCACCATGTTTCAAACCAGCACGCTCCATCGGCAATTGTTGGTCCTGTACAACCTCATCAAAGTTGCCGCCGATGCTGGCGATGCTTCGATGTGGTTCATGGGAACTGTCGTGATGGTTGTAATCACCGACGGGACCACCTACACCGGCACTGGCGTCGGTCCTGCAAAGCAGCCAGACAAGTCGTTCACTGA